CGAGTGCTGTATTTGCGATTGGTGAGTGGTTTTTAATGCCTTGGCAACCAGACTCCCTACTGCATTTCTGTCCATAATCGCAATCAGGACAACGCTCATAGGAAACAGCCTTGTCGTGGGCTACTTGTTTCTCAAGCGCCGCCACCAACTCCGCATTATCGGCTTGCAGGGCGTCTAGGTCAGCGTTATTTTGTGCAGCAACAGTGTCGGCGTCAGCAATGGCTTTTGCTTCTCCGTATTTGGCTATGTAGTGACCTCCGTCCCGGTGAATCCTACAGACGAGATTCAAGAGGTCGCGCTCAAGTTCTTCGATGCGGATACGAGCAGCTTGTAACGGAGTAGGCTCTGGCGGCAGCAGATGCCCGTTTTTGTCAAACCGATGAGGCATACACACAGGGCATTGCTGCCAGTGTTCGCATTTGCATTCTTTGCTCATATCCCTAATAAGGACGAAAGTCATCGTCATCGTCTTCCATATCAAGCTGGGTATCAATCCACAAATGCCCTCCACCCTGTTTATGGTTAAGTGCGGAAAGTGAAAGTAACTCAGCACACACGGGGTCACCGTTAGCCGCTTGCTCCCGGATCAGGGCAGTCATCGCTAACTTTTGTTGTTCCTCGTTTGTCATCTCAACCTCCAAATATCATTGTCTGCAGGTCGCCCACATTGCGGATGGCCACCCACTTCGTTGTGGGTCGGCTTCATGGCTTCCTCACTTTGGCGATGGCGGCGTCCAGTTCAGCCTGACGGCCAGCCTCACCAACCTGTCACACCATCAATCTTACACGTAGCTTCAAACGGCCCTGGGTTCCAAGGGCAGTCGATACGGGTACGCTCCCTCTCGATGATCGGGCCACCTTGCGACCAGTCGGTTGAGGGTGCATATGCCACACCTTGCAGGTCAGATACGCAATCAACCCCGTCTAATGTTCCGTCCCAATCTTCGCATCCTTCAAACTCACATTTCGCCACCGCCAAATCAAGGGCGGGGCCGGACAGGTCAGCTGTTTTCACTTCACTCTCCTCATTGGCTTCGTTTCGACTTTCGGTTTCAGTTCGTTTTGGATGGCTTCCTTGTCGTCTTTGCTGACGACCCACGCGACCTCGATGCCTGACATGAACTGGTTACCGAAGCGAAGCTTCTTCAAGTCAATGCCGCGATGTCGCAAAAATGCGGCCAACTTATGGGCACCCATCTTTTCTACGTCGGTACCGACGCAGTGCTTGAAGATAACGGCCAATTCATCTCGCGTGATTTTGCTGGTTGTTTCCCTGCTGAATTTACGGATCAAATTAGCGTAAGCGGTTGCCGTTACGCTGACGATACCTGACTCGGCCATCAGAGCTTCGTCAGGCATCGCTTCCCACAGGCCAATGAGATTGCCCTGCAGAATATCGTTGGTCAGTACATCGACTGACGTGATGGACATGCGTTGCACAGCCAAACGATCTTCAGTTTGCAGTACAGTTTTGGCCTGTTGGAAATCCGCTTTGCGTGTGCTCAAATAAGCGGCAAACGCTTCGACTTCGTTGTCGATTGAATCGATTTCGTCTTGGGAGATAACAAGTTTCTCATGCTGGAAAGCAGCGATATTGAAACGGCGATCTCCGGGCGGAAGTGCCACGGGTCGTTTTTTGTTTGACGAAAAGATAAACGCGGAGTAATTCTCAACCTCATAGCTGTCTGTCCTCATTCGCCGAATAGATACTGTCGGCTCCGTGATGAGTGTACGAAGGTCCGCCTCCACTGCTTTAGCGTTGACGAACATGTCGGCGTCAATTTCGTCAATGAAGACGATAAGCGCCGGTTCGAGCCATCCATTGAACTGGCTACCCAGCTCGGTGGCGCGCTTCTGAACTGCGTGGGCTTTACCAAATAGAGGGCGAAGTACGTCGTGAAACAGAACGCCCTTGCCAGTGCCTTCAGTCCCATGGAACACCCATGCTGTAAGGGGTTTGCGGCGCTGTTGCCAGACAACTGCCAACCAGTTAAGAAAATGCTCTTGAATATCGCCGGTGCCAACTGCAGAGTCGAGCACCCGCTGAATAACCGGAAACTCGCCCTTTTTGTTTTTCTTCCCCTTACGCATGTATTCAGTCGGGATGAAGGTGTTGACGATTTTGGCATCTTCGTCAACCACGCATGGATTTTGTGGGTCGAAAATGATCTGCCATTCCGGGATGAAAGCGCCAAGGGAACGCCCGTGTCCTTGAAGAAAATGATCGAGCTGAAGTTCGCTCTTTACTATGTCGATATCAAGAACAGAAGTGCCGGGATTCCATGTGCCCTTGTAATAGGTCGCTGTTTTCTTTTCCCGGAAGGCAAGTAAGACGTCGCCGGTAACGCTCGGCGTCGAATCGTTGGTGGCCTTGTTCCGTACAAGATCGGCGTAATAGTGCGGCAGCACTTCCTTGAGCAGCAGCGACGGCTCGCCCTTAAAGTTGTGCAGGTACGTTGGATCTGCCTTCGCGTGCCAATAGGCCTGTGAGTCGCCGTTGTTGAGGTTAAGGCGATTATACTCGCCGCAATCGATCACCTCGTAAGAGGCAATCTCGCCGACACCGGCCTGCACTTCGTACTCGCCGACCATCTTAGTCTTGGTCTTGAGCGGGCTGATGCCGGCCCGGGTACGCAGGTCGTTGAGCTTGTCCCGCGCGATCTTCTTGAGCGATTCGATGGGCTTCAGTTCCATCTTGGTCACGTCGTATTTCTGGACCTTTTTGGTCACCAGCTGAATGCGGTCGGCTTCCTTGATCGGCGAGACCATGCCCTTGAACACCGGCATGGCAATGTACAGCAACTTGTCATTCTGGCATGCCGTGATGTCCAGTGGCCAATGAAGGGCAGCGTTAGATTTGCTCAGCTCGATGTTGCTCTCGAGACTGGCAACGCTCTGATTCAGGTGCATCAGCCACGCTTTCATCTGCGGGGCCGCGACCGGTTTGGTCAACAGGAAGAAGATGTGACACGACAGGTTCTTGTTACCGGCGAGCTTGTACGAGCTGGAATATTGGACGACATAGGACAGGTTTTCGAGTCCTAATGCGCGCATGACTTCTTCCGAGGAAGAGAACTTGGCGTTGTCGATGTCGAGACAGACCCATGCGGAGCTGTCATTGGTATTCGTGGTGCCTTTGCGGGACTCGCTTTTGAGTTCTCGAGCAATCGTGCCCTTGAGCAAACAAGGTTTTTTGACACTGGCTGCTCGGGCCAGAAGTTCCTTGTGGAACTGCGCAATATTGTCGATTTCGACGGTCTCGGTGGTGAACGCAGAGACCAGTGGGTAGGGCGATTTGAAGAGTTCGCCGTTGGCGAGCTTCTCGATAGTCTTCGTCAGCGGCAACGATGCGCTGAGAAACGTGAGCTTGAAAGACATAGGGAGATTCCTCGAAGGGTATTACGGGGTCGAGGCAGCTGAGTCTGACAGACTTCGTCAGAGTGTGCAAATAAGAAAAGGGCCGGAGAGGATGATGAATCCTTGCCGGCCCTTGTGCTGCTTGGGTTTTAGAGCGAGCCGAGCATCGCCCGTAGTTCGTCGAGCGAAGCGTTGGACAACGACTCGGTTTCCTTGCGGCTGATGATTTCCATGATCTGCTGCTTCTTCGCGCGTGCCGCTTCGCGTTGCGCAGCCGCTTCGTTCTCGGTCAGCCGCACATTGATCACGTGCAACACGATATCGAATTGCAACTGGGTACCAGTTGCGGTCGGCGTGACCTTGGTAACGAAAGAGCCGAGCTTCTGGCTTTCAAGCGATTGATGCAGCTCGCGGGCCAGATCATCGAGATTGGCCTTACCGGTGGCACTGGTCAGCGGGAGATCCCAGAGATCTTCGACCGACAGTGAGCCTTTCGGTGACGGGAAACGGAGTTTCAGGCGTGAGGCTTTTTCGAACATGGTAATCACCTTCAGAAAATGATTTTAATGACGCGGGAAAAGCTACCCTTAACACGACACAGCAAGCTGTTGCGCTGGGTGCTGGAGAAACCAAGACCGCTAAGCTGATATGCAGAGAGGTCAGTCTTCATCTTGCTGCCGACCATCTCGATCACCTTGCGGTGCGGGGTCAGGTCGTCGACGAGGAACTCGTTGAAGAACCCGCGGGCCTTGCCGTCATTCAGGCAACCGTCGAGCATGAAAAAGAAATGCTTGTTGCCGATCTGGCGATCGTTCCAGAAGTTGGGCGACAGCATGACTGCGCTAACTTTTTGGAACGAGTTGGTTTTGACGTTCCAGACCTCTTTTTGCGAGGTCGTAGAGGGCAGGGCAGCTTCGACGGTGACTGTGCCGCCTTTAGCGACATGCAACGTAGCGACTTCGACAGTGCTGCCAGAGGCAAGCACCCGGTCGTAAGCGAGGCGATGAATTTCGCCCTTGATGTCGATCTCGACTTCGAAGCCGACGCCGGGAGAACGCCGGCTGTAGTTGTTCACCTTCAGCACATATGCCCCCGGGCGCATCTTCGAGATTTGCTCATAGAAGATGTTCTCGACCGGGTTGGCACGAAGGCCGTCAACGCCGTTGGCATCGACGTCCAGCATGCCACCGTTGGAAGAACGCTGTCGGCGGCAGCCGAAGTAAATACGGTTGCCGTTGGGTTCATACATGTAGAAATCGAGATCGTCGGTATAGTCCCATGCCAACCGGCAGCAAAGCTCGCCGGTGACATTGCCGCCAGCGGCCTTGACGCGTTCCTTGATCGAGTCGGCGAACTCGCCGTTGTACGACCAGCTGAAGTTGTTCGGCCACTTGAACAGACCGCGCGCCGTGGCGTCGACCGGGGCAATCAGGCTGACCAAATTGCCGGTATGGGCGTTATCCATCATCACTTCGACCGTATCTGCCTTGGGCAGAATGTGGGCGAGGAACTGCTCGATGGTCACTTCTTCGACCTTGTCGAAGTTGGCCGGTTTTTCGGATTTGGTAGCCAGTCCGTCAAAGACGTCACCGCCCAGTTGCGCCTTGACCGCCCGGTCAGCGAACAGCACGTTGTTAATGGTGATGTCGTCGATGGTTGCATACCGGCGTTCCAGTGCCGACGTTAGACCGAGTTCTTCGATCGTCTTCTTGGCGCTGTCGATCATGGCCTTGGTCACGAGTGCCATCGGGCGCTTGTAATTGGTCGGAGCGACCTTGGCCTCGAACGAAGCCACGGCAGCGTCCAGTTCTCGGCCTTCGGACAGGTCAACAAGCAGGGTGCCGATGGCTGTGTTGCGAATACGAGCAGCATTGCTGAGCGAAGCCCAAATGAACTCATCAATCGGGTTCTTCTTGAATGCCGCTTTGAGGCGAGCAAATGCGTCGACCGCCGGCTTGTGTTCGGCGCCGCGGTATAACGAGTTCTGCTCGATCAGCTCTTGCACCGTGCTGACGGCTTCATCGGTGATTTCGAGCAAGCCACGACGCATGACGTCGAAGGTAGAGCGATGCTCGCCGAGGATCGTACCGATGGCTGCTTTCTTGACGACATACGCTTCAGGGATATTGACGAAGAAATGATCCCGCGCCCGAACAGCGCCAGGTTCGGGCAGTGCCTCGAAGTTCTTCTCGGTACCGGCCGTACGGTCGGTATGGCGGAACACATTGTCGATTGGGTGCTGCTTGACAACTGCGGCCATTGCCTTGGCAACAGTGTCGTACGCTGGTTCATCGATGGTGATGTCCCAGATACTGACGACATGGCCATCAACGATGGCGACGACGTTGCCAACGGCGCGCACGAACTGCTTGCAGCAGTTGCAATCGTATTCGCAGCGCTCGCGGTAAATCGGGTTGGTGCCTTCGGGGAAGCTGTTAAGGTACGTGTCCCACAGCAAGTCTTTCGGGACCGTGGTGCGGAAGAGGGGGAAACCCTTCATCTGCTCGAAGCGGGCAGCAACTGCCCCTTTGAATTTCATGAAGTCCATGATGATGCTCCTTATTTCTTGCCCAAGGCAGAACCTGTGGCGACGGCAAGAGCCGCGACAAGTAGCGAGGAAAGACGAGATTTGTCACGAGGGCGAAGCGCGTCGCGCTTGGCACGTTCTTGCTGTGCCAAGCGCGCACGTTCTGCGGCCATCGCTTTGCGTTCCTAAAAGGAACCACGTAGCTTGGCTTCGCCCATGATTATTCTTGCCACTCGATGCGAGCAATGCCGATCGCTTTCTCGGAGCCAAATGCGTTTTTCGGGCCGTCGGGCGTGAAATACAAGTCGCGGAGGTAGCGTGTTTTTCCATTGGAGGGATCGGCATACACGTTTGCGTAGCACACGACTGTCGGCTTGGGTTTGTCCCACGTGCAATAACAGGGAGAACGGCCGATATCGTTTTCATCAAGAAAATCGCCGCTGGGCATTATAACAGCGACCGTTACCCACTTGCCGTAGAGGTTGTTCCAAAGACGGTCGCCTTTGAATACAGGCCTGCCTTCGAGCATGAACAGAGGTTTCGGCGGCCCTTCGAACACACACAAATTTGCACAGACACGAGCGCCTTGTGCGTCGTGGAAGTAACCGTATTTTTCTGCTCCGGCAACTTCTTGCAGCCGATTTACGATCAACATGCGCTTGGAAATGAGGTGCCATAGGCGGTCACCGACATACACGGGCTTGCCTTCTTTCCAGAACAGGGGCTTCATGCGCAGTGAAAATTCGCACGGCGTTTCGATGCCCCCGTCGGCCCGGCGAATCGCAATGTCTCCATTCGCCGTACGGCCGACGAAGGCGGCGGGTTCCTCGAGATGGCTCCAGCAAATGGCGGCGCCGGCTTCAGCCTGAACGAGATCGAACGGACGAAGCAAGTTTTTGTTGTTCATGGTTGTCTTTCAGAGTTGGTTGAGAGAGCGCGAATACTATCAGAGCGACAGAGTGGTTTATCGCTCTGACAGAAAATAAATACGGGAAGAGGCGCGAAGAGCGAGCAAGCCAAGGCCCGCACTGACCGGGGGAGGTTGCGCCCCTTCTCGTATGCCCCGTGATTAAGCGCACGAGGCCACGCTGGAGCTTACTTTTCCCAATACAACCGGGGATTACGGACGAACTCCGACGGGGCGTACTTGTCAGGATCATCGTCGCCAAAGATCACGCCGTAACCAACTCCGCCAAAGGCGTTGTCATACTCGATGATTTTGCGTGCATCATCTTCAGGGAATTCGCCGGCGACGATACGGTCGGCGATACTTTTATCAACAGTTGCCATGCTTGTTCTCCTTATTTGTACTTCTGCCTAAGGGCTAGAACTTACGTTTAGATGCGCTCGGCAGCCATCTCTTCGATGGCGTTCATCTCGCGGCTGGTCATGCTGAACATCGGGCGGACGAACATGTACACCGCGCACACGCGATGCGCGATGTTGGCGTACATGTTAAGTGCGCGAATGATCAACGCATCGCTGATCTCGAACGTCACTTCGTCGCCGGCGCGAGAAACAGAGACATGCTTCATGTTGGCCGTCTCGCGCTCCATCTCGGCAACGGTGTGCACGACAGAAGAAGAAAGGGAATCGAGACCGGCGACGGTATTCACTTCCTGCGCGATCTGGTTGGCAGTTACTTCGAAGGCCGTAAGCAAGGCAGTGCTGAAGACGAATTTCATTTGGATCTCCTAAATGAGAAAGGAATAACGATGCCGGCAAGCAGCGCGGCGACTGTGGCAGCAAAGCCGCCAGCCATCGTGCCGCCGTGCAGCTTGAAGACAAGGATGAAGACGCAGATCTCCGCGATCGCTGCAATGAAGCGACCGTGGGTGGCCTTCCACCACATGCTGTAGAGGCCGACGAAAATCACGACCCCGTACAGCAGCGGGCCAACGTCGATGTGGCCGAGACCGAACATAATCAGCTGGCCTTGGAAATGCGACGGGCAGGAGCAGCTTTGGGTGCTTCAAGAGCGATGAGGCCCTTGCGCACAGCCCGCTGGAACTGATAACGAACTTTGACGCGCTCGGCGAAATCGACCGTGTTGGAACCGGCCTCTTCGACGAAAGCGACAACACCGGCGCCGGTGTCAGCGATCAGATCGGCAACACTGATGGGAGAGGATTCCGAAGCAGCAGCTTGGGAAGGATTGACTTTGGCAAGTGCGGCTTGCATTTGCTCGGTGGTGAGATGCAGTGACATGATTGGCTCCAATTTCTGTCAGTTGAAAGAAGACTTCTTGGTGATGCGGGAGATGCGGACACTACGGGTGACACGGGTGACTACCTCGATCGAGATATCGCCCTCGTCTTCGCCCGGGCGCTGTTCGACGAGCGCACGAGCAACGACTTGTTGCTGTCCAGCACGGTGATACACAGCGGTCTGGTACGCTTCGTCGTTACTGCCTTCACGTGCGAGGAGAATGCACAAAGGATCAGCAGCTGTATCGATCAGCTCGTCGACCCACTCAGGAAGATAAAAGCTCATGACTAAATTCCTTTCACGTGTTTTGCAATGCAAGCGAACTGCTCTCCCGGATCAGACGCAAGGTCGACGAACTGTTCTCCCTTGATCGTCATCCACAGCGAAGCGATGTCCATGCGCAAGCACAGGGCTTTGTTCTCTTCCTCCGTGGTATCGCCCAGCAAAGTGATTTCCCTACGCTGGCCGTCGTCATGCAGAATGACGCGGAGATAGTTGAAAGGATAATCAGCGATGCAGGCGTACATTGCCAAAGCCACATGCGACGACTCCGTACTGTCGATGTACTTGTAATTGATTGCGCCATCCGGCTCGTACTTGCCGCCAGCGATTTCGAACTTGATGTCCATGATTCTTTGCTCCATGAAAAAGGGCGATATGGGTTGCCCCATACCGCCCTGTACTTCGGACTACTTGGATGTGTTACTTAACCGCGAGGACCACGCCCGTCAAACGACGCACGACCGCGAGTGGTGTGAGTCTTGACGCCCGAGGCAACCACGATCTTCTCGGCCTTGGGCTTCACAGCCTTCGCGACCTTGTCATTGCTCTTGCTCTTAGGCTTCACAGCCTTGGGCTTCACAGCCTTGGGCTTGGCAGCCTTCGGTGCCGGCGGATTGAACTCCGCAAACAACGCGTTGTTGCGAGCAGACAACTGAGCCATACGCTCACGCGCCTGCTTGAGCGCCAGCATCGCCTCCGTCTCGGCGTTGAGTGCTTCGAGTTCGAGCATCTCCGCCTGCACTTCGACGAGCTTGACACGCGCCTTGGCGGCACGCAGCTCAGCTTCCTTGGTACGCCACTCCGGAGAGTTGACCAAGTCCTTGGGAGCGCCAGTAGCAAGCAACAGCGCCCAAGGTTCGAGCATACGCTCCAACCACCAGTCGTGATTCTTAACGTCACGCTTGTGTTCACGGCAAGCAGCCGCGAACTCCGTCTTGCCAGCATCACGCATCGCGTCATCCATGGCGTTGAACGCATTGGTCATCTGCTCGTGGTCGCGCAGCGTCTGCCCCAGCATCTCCAAGCGGTCGAACAGCTTGTCCCAAGCACGTGCGGACGTCTTGAGGACATTGGCGTCCTCGAAGTAATCCATGAACGCGTCGGTAGCATCCTGCGCAGACACACACGGGAAGCTGACCAGCTCTTGAGCACGCTCGATCTTGAGCATCCACGGCGTACCCGCTTGCGCGTTCGCCTTGAGATCCAAGAGGAAGTCGTGCCAACTACCGCAATACGCACGGAACTGACGACCAGAGGACGAGATAACGTAACGGCCACCAGACGTGGTACGAACGCCGGCTTCTTCGAGGTCCGAAGAGGCCTGCTTGGCCAGCGACTCAAGGTGGCGCTCGATCACGGCATGAGCACGAGCTGCTTCAGCCATAACCGCGCGACGCTCGATTTCGATATCGGACTCACGCCCGGTATCATTGGCCTCCAGCGAACCGTACTTCGGGCGGTCTTGCAGAGGCTTGTCCGAACCGTCTTGCATACGCACGAGGTCCATGCGGATGGTGTAGAGCACGCTCACCCCAGCGCGGTAATCCTGCTCGGCAAACAAGCCGACCTGATAAGGCGTAGCTTCCATGCCCTTGATGCGGTCATTGAGGCCAGCGGCAAACAGCGCGTTGACGATGAGGGAGAGACGGGTGCGATTGGAATTGTTCATATATCCTCCGATAGAATGAACGGTACTTCGGTACAGCAAAAAAGGCTCTTCATGCGTCAACATGAGAGCCGGGGATACAGAGCGTTCTTTTACGTGGCCTTCTGCATACCACAAGCAGCACGCTGCTTAATTGAGACAATGTGTCTCCCACTGCCACTCAATGAAGCGAGATGAGTAGCAGTGAATGCGACATTGAAGCCTTGAGCTTAGCGGCCATGAACCACGGAATGCGCTCGCATCAAAAGACGGGTGCGCTTCGTGGGCTTCTTCCGGTATGACCGGAAACGGACATGATCAAGTGAGCTACGCATCTCTGCCATCCCTCCACTCAGCAATGAAAATGAGCACAAACGCGATGCCAAAAAGCACCGCAATAAATGCGAAGTGAAAGCTCGTCATGTAGCCCGCACCGGCGCAGTAAAGCACACCGATAAAAGCGAGCACAGACAGCGCGCTAACCGCATACCACAGCCATTCGTTACGCATGATGATCTCCTTATTTGCACAGGGGTTGAACAAGGTAATTGCCGCCGACACCCGGATTGGCACACCAACCCGGAAGTGACTGCTCGAAAGCGGCGACCACAAACATCAGGCATGCACCAAAGGTGATGCCAAGGAAAAGACGAGACATAATTAGCTCCTAAAGGCCCATGAAAAACGGCACATGAGTTGGGCCAACTCATATGCCGACGGTATTTAGTGCATGTTAGTGGTCACTAACCTTGTTCCACTTGTTAGTGACCACTAACTTCATTCAAACAAGTGTTTGCCTATTTATTAGGCAGCGTGCGAGCGATTTCTGATAGGGAAAAAGCGACGCAGATACGGAACAAAAGACACGCTAAGTGCTTGTTTTTATTACCTATCTATTATTATTAAACTACTACTACTACTTTCAACTACATAAAAATAAAAGAAGTAGTAATAAATAAAGCAGTTCACGTTCTGCCGCTGAAGTTGAAAAACACGGAACATTGTTCCCTAACTCCATTGTCATATGACTCATTCATAGAGCGCAAATGACGTGTGCATCATGCACGTGTCATGTTCCTCGCTGCTTAGTGAAGCGTGCAAATATGCACGCGTCACACGTCAATTGAACTGTCCGCAGCGGCGGTATTCGAACGCTTCCGCAAGCTCGTCAATCAATCCGATCTGTTTCGCTTTCCACGCCAACATCTCTGATGACGGGGGCAGCGGTCCGAGATTAGACGGATGAACGTGCTCGAGAACGAGTTCGGCCACTTCGGGCTTGAGAAACTCCCGCCGATAGCCGACGCAGTTGTTGCCGCGCCAGACTGGTTCATTGATGAGTTCGCGTTCTGCTTTGGTAAGCATGGTCTTCTCCTTAGTGACGCGACGAATGTCGCGCTTCACTAAGCAGCGAGGACATGTATATGGGGGGCAACCCCATATACATGTCCTCCCTTGCGGGAGGACATGCACTCCTAGTTACGTGCGGATGATGCCGCGACGTGCGAGACGTGCGGCCATACGCAGTTGCGACTCAGCCTTGGCCTGTTCATAGATCGCCTGACGGCTGTCCTTGAGCGTGACCACGATGCTCTCTGCACGTGCGTACGCTGCGACAGACGACATACCCAGTTGGGTGACACCGCCTTCGATGCTGTCAGCAGTCCATGCAGCTGCGTCACCGATGAGGTTAGCAACCTTGGTGGTGAGGGACAGATTGGCTTGGTTAGTTTGGTTCGTCATGATATAGCTCCTTAGTAAGAGACTCCTTTCTGGGAATCCAGAAAGCGAATCCAAAGTCACCCCGTTCATTGGGAGAACGGGGGTAGGGAACACCCCGTCTAAATCCACGTCGCTCCAATATTTTTCAATTTTTATTTTTCGCAGTACCTTAGTGTCATATCCGGACGGCATACCCTATCTTTCGGTCTCACACTCTCGTATAATTTTTTGAAATTTTTCGCAGAAAGCGACAGAGTGGCCCGAGCCAAACCGAAACCCAAGGAAAAGCTGATCACCGCGGAACGCCCGCAATCGATCCTGCTCACCCCGCAGCAGGCCGCTTTCGTCGACGCCAAGATGCTAGGTAAAGACAGCATCGCTGCTGCCCGCGACGCCGGCTACAAAGGGGCGGTGGCAAACGCCCCCCGCATCGAGAAGGCCGCCTCGGTACAGGCTGCACTGGCTGCGGCCCGCGACGAGCTGTCGAGTGCAGCCCAGATCACCCGGGCTGACGTCATCGACGGCTTCATGGAGGCCATCAACATGGCCAAGCTGGCAGCGGATCCGGCCAGTATGATCAAAGGCTGGTCGGAGACGGCAAAGGTGCTAGGCCTGTACGCGCCGGAGGTCAAGAAGGTGGAGATCAGCGGCAGCCAGAAGCGCCTGCAGTCGAAATACGAGGCCATGAGCGACACGGAGCTGCTCGACATCATCGAGGGGCGTGTCCGCCTGATTGAAGGGGAGAGTGTCCGTGTCGAAGAGTGAGTTCACCCCCTGCTCAACGTGCGACATCGAGCGCGAAACCGCCACCCTGACCCCTGAAGGACAGTGCCCGTTCTGCGTCGACGCCGGTGTGCCGGCACCGACCCCCCAAGAACCCGCCGCGCCCGTCTCGAAATACCCAGAAATCATCGTCCGCCCGGCTACCGCCGCGAAAGCGGCCAAGCAAGCTGCCGTGCAGCAGGCTGCTGCCGAGCCGGCCGCGCCGAAGACACCCAAGGCGTCGACCCCGGAGCGCCAGCGCGACGTAGACGAGGCCTTCGAGCTGCCCTATGCCGCCCCGGCCTTCGACCAAGCCTCCGCCGAGGCCGACCCGGCGAAGGAGCTGGCCATGCGCGCCCTCTGCCGTCGGCGTTTCCTGCCGTTCGTGCAGCGGTACCGCCCGAAATACATGGCCGGGTGGGTGCACGAGGACATCTGCCGGCGGCTGGAGCGCTTCATCAAGGATGTGGAGCAGGGCAAGTCGCCCCGGCTGCTCCTGATGATGCCCCCGCGCTCGGGCAAGAGCGAGCTGGGCAGCCGGCACTTCCCGCCGTGGGTCTTGGGCCAGCATCCTGACTGGGAAATCATCGCCGCCAGCCACACCAGCTCCCTCACCCTATCTTTCAGCCGCTACATCCGTGACCTGACGCGCGATCCTTCTTTTCAGGCTCTTTTTCCTGACATGCGTCTCGACCCTACCTCCCAGAGTGTCGAGAACTGGAACACGCTTTCGGGCGGCGGCTACATGGCGGCTGGCGTCGGCACCGGTATTACCGGCCGCGGCGCCCACATCCTCCTGCTGGACGACTTGGTGAAGGACATCGAGGCCGCGGACAGCCCGACCATCCGTGAAAACACGTGGGAGTGGTACGGCTCGACGGCTTACACCCGTCTGGCGCCCGGCGGCGGCGTGCTGGGAATCATGACGTGGTGGAATGAAGATGACTGGGCCGGCAAGATCCAGCAGGTCATGGCCAGCGGCGACGGCGACGTCTTCGAGGTTATCAAGTATCCGGCGATCAACGACGAGGGCGATGAGTATCTGCTGCCCGACGACCGCATCGTCCAGTACGCCCCGGAAAGCCCGGTACCCGAGGGCGCCCGGCTGACCCGGCCGCAGGGCACGGCGATCCATCCGGCGCGCTACGACACGGAGGCGATGTTGCGGATCAAGCGGAACCTCGTGGCCAGCGGCCAGAAGCGCGTCTGGCAGGCGCTGTACCAGCAGAATCCGACGCCGGACGACGGTATTTACTTCTCCAAGGACATGGTCCACTACTACGTGCATGCCCCGCAGAAGCGGAACATGTTCGTCTATCAGGCGTGGGACTTCGCGATCACCGAAGCCGCCCAGAACGACTACACAGTCTGCTGCACGATCGGGCAGGACGAGTTCGACAACCTCTACGTGCTGCACGTCCTGCGATTCCGCTCCGACGACGGCAACGCGATCGTCGAGCACATGATCGACCAGAGCATCAACTGGGGCGCAGACCTGCTGGGCTTCGAGGACGGGCAAATCTGGAAGACGCTCAAGGCCCAGTACGAGAAGCGCTGTATCGAGCGCCAGCACTACACGACCTACGAGGTGCTGCAGCCGCTCACCGACAAGCTGGTTCGGGCCAACCCGCTCAAGGGCCGGATGCAGCTGCACAAGGTCTTCATCAAGAAGGATGAACGCTGGACAGAGCCGTTCGTCCGCGAACTGATGACCTTCCCGGCCGGCAAGCACGATGACCAAGTCGACGCGGCGGCGTGGTGCGTGCGCCTGACGCTGACCCGTTCGGCGCCGAAGCCGAAGCCACCGCCGAAAACGAGCAGCTGGCGTGATCGGCTCGGGGAATTCACCGAGGGCGCGGGCGTTGCGACACACATGGCTGCATAAATGTCAACGACTCTGATATACTCTCGCGCAATCTGACAGACGGAGGCGGGCGATGATCGGCAAACTGATAATGGAACTCTTCCATGCGCGTACCACCGCGCACGTACTCCACCTCAAGAGCCGGTCGTATGCCCAGCACGTCGCCCTCAACACTTTCTATGACGAAATTATTGGCCTCGCTGACACGCTGGCCGAGGCGTATCAAGGCGAATACGGCCTGATTGAGACGTACCCGCCGAAATACTCGCCGTACACCGACCCGATCCTGCTCATGGACGACCTGCGTGAGTGCGTGGACGAGTGCTCCAAGGAATTCGACGAGGCTGACAGCCACCTGCGCAACATCTGCGACGAGATCCGCGCCCTGATCGCCAGTACGTCTTACAAGCTGCGCTTCCTGCGGTGAAAGAGCTGCTTGTCGATGCCAGAAGACGCGCTACGTGCCATCTACGAAGAAATCAAGGACCACTATGCCAGTAAATAACCACATCGCCAGCGAACAATGGATGCGCTTCCAGTACTGCCGCGACCGGGGCCACCTCGAGTTCGTCAACAAGGCAGACAAGTGCGACAAGTTCTTCGCCGGCGACCAGTGGTTGCAGAGCGACTTGAACACGCTGGCGCTTCAGAAGCGGCCGGCGATCACAATCAACAAGATCATCAGCACCCTCGGTACGCTGTTTGGCCAGCAGATTTATAACCGCAGCGAGACGATCCTGCGCCCGAGCACCGGGGCCAACCCTGCCACCGCCGAGGCGATGACCAAGGTCTTCAAGCAGATCGCCCAGAACAACCAGTTGCCGTGGGTGCGCTCCGAACTGTTCGCCGACGGCGTGATCCGCTCCCGCGGCTTCATCGACCTCCGTCTCGACTTCACCGACAGCATGATCGGCGAGGCCCGGATCGAAAACCTGAACTCCAAGAACGTCGTGATCGACCCGGATGCCGAGGAATACGACCCGGACAAGTGGAACGACGTCTTCACGACCAAGTGGGCCACGCCGCAGGACATCGCCGTCTTGTATTCCGAAGACGACGCAGAACTCCTGAAGCTCAAAGATGGCTCCTCATTCCCCTACGGCTACGATTCCATTGAACGCGTCCGCGACCGCTTCGGAGGCGTCCTCCCTCTGGCAGGGTACTACGGCGTCACAGACCCGAGCGATGTCCGCCGCAACATCCGCGTCCTCGACCGGCAATACCGAAAGCTCGACAAGCAGCTACATTTCGTCGACATTGAAACGGGAGACATGCGTCCGATCCCAGCAAGCTGGGACCGAAATCGCATCGCCTCCGTCATTGAAAAGGCGGGCGGACGGGTCTCGACCACCAAAAAGCTGGTCAAGCGCATTCGTTGGACGGTAACGGCCGACAACATCGTTCTCCACGATGACTGGTCGCCCTACAAGCACTTCACGGTCATCCCGTATTTCCCGTACTTCCGCTACGGCCGCACGATCGGACTGGTGGAGAACCTCTTGGGGCCGCAAGAGCTGCTGAACAAGGTCTCCAGCCAAGAGCTGCATGTCGTGAATACCACGGCGAACAGCGGCTGGAAGGTCAAGGCCGGCTCCCTGAAGAACATGTCGATCGAGGAGCTGGAGCAGAAGGGCGCTTCGACCGGCCTCGTGCTCGAGCTGGACGACCCTGCCGCCGCCGAGAAGATCACCCCAAACGCCACCCCGCAAGGCCTCGACCGCATCTCCTACAAGGCCGAGGAACACATCAAGACGATCAGCAACATCTCGGACTCGATGCAGGGCTTCGACCGCGCAGACGTAGCCGCCAAGGCTATTCAAGCCAAGCAGCAGGCCGGCAGCACCAACACCACGAAGGTGATGGACAACCTCGAGCGCACCGACTTCCTGTTCGCCCGTAACCTGATCGACATGGTACAGGAGTACTACACCGAAGAGCGCCTGATCACCATCACCCACGATGACCTGCTGCTGGAGGCCGAGGAGGTCGCCGTCAACCAGTATGACGAGACCACCGGCGAGATCACCAACGACCTCACGATCGGCGAATACAACATCGTGATTACCAGCACGCCGTACCGCGCCACGCTGGAAGACAGCCAGTTCGAGCAAGCCGTGTCGATGCGCGAAGCCGGCGTGGACATCCCCGACGACGTCCTCATCGAGAACAGCCGCCTGCAGCGCAAGTCCGAGATCTCCAAGCGCCTGCAGAACGAGAAGAACGGGCCGGAAGCGCAGGCCGCAGCCGCCCTCAAGGTACGCGCCAACGAAGCAGAAGTGGCCAGCATGGAAGCCGACGCCATCAACAAGCGCGCCGACGCAGACCTCAAGGCAGCCAAGACCAAGCAGGCCATTGCTGCCATCGCACAGGAAGACGCACGCATCGAGATCGAGGCAGAGAAAGCTGCTTCTTCCGGCGACAACCCGGAGAAAGCCCAGCAGGAGATGGCACTGGAAGGCCAGAAGGCCGACCACAAGATGACCCTTGAAGAGCGCCAGTTCCAACATAAGCAGTCACTGGCTGAGCGCGAAATGGCCATGAAGGAGCGGACCCACGAAAACGACGAGGCCCGCGCCGCAGACATGCACGAGCACCAGAAGCAAATAAGCACCAAGCAAGCCGAAGCACAGGCACTGGCCGCCGAAGCCGGCGCAATTAACGCGCAATCCAGCGCACCCAAGGAGAAGTAAAGATGACCCTCTATCAGAAGCTGTTTGGTCTGAACCTAATGACCCCGGCCGGCGACGGCACGGAGGGCGGCGCCAGCGCCGACCGTGGCGATGACTGGACGCCGACGGAAGCCACTCCAGTGGAAACTCCGGAAGAGGAAACCCTCGCCGACGACCTGAAAGTCGCCACCGGTGAGCCGGCCGCGGAAGAACCGGCCCGCGACGCCGCCGGCAAGTTTGCGCCGAAGGTCAAGACGGACGAAGGCGCTACCATCCCGAAGGCGCGCTTCGACAGCGCCGTTCAGAAGGAGCGCGAGCGCGCCGAAACCGCTGAGCGCCTGCTGGCCGAAGCTACTAAGGCCAACAACCGGATTCAGCGCAACGCCGACGTTTCCAAGCTCGAAGCAGACGTCAGCGACCTGCGTGAACAAGAGCACAAAGCCCTGATCCAAGGCGACAGCGCCAAGGCGCGCGAGTTGGCCTCCGAAGCCGATCGCCTGAACCGTCAGATCGCCATCCAGCAGGCCGGCGACATGTCGGCTGCCGCCAAGGACGCTGCGCTGGAGTCCATGCGCATGGAGCTGGCCGTCGAGAACATCGAGACCAACTACCCGCAGCTGGACGAGAACTCCGAAGAGTTCGATCAGGACCTCACTGACGACGTGCTGGACA